GTGTCCTCTCCCTCCCTGGAATTCGACCGGGGGTCGCCCGCACACGTACGCGGAGAAGGAGTTTAAATTGACTTTCGACCCGCAGTCGTTCGACAACAAGAAAATGTCGGAATACGTCGAGCGCTCGATCGACGCCATGAAAGAGGACCTGTCCGAGAAGGACTGGGGAATCGTCGGTGGTATTCGGACCATGGCGGAGTATTGCGACTCCACGAGACATACCGTCGAAGCCCTCTCTTTGGGTGGCGAGGCCGAACCCAAAGATATAATCCGCGCCATGGAGCTTCACAATAAGGCGATCTATACGATCCCCCAAATCATTTCCGGTTTGGAGAAGCTCGGTGGTTCCATCGCTGCTCGTAAAGCCCTCGATATCAAGAATGAGAAGCCCAAGAGCAAGCTCGCAGCAGTAAGGGAGCTTCGAAGTGGCAGCAGCAGCGACGAAAAGCCGACCCAAAAGCCGCGCAGCCGGAACCAAAAGGCCACCGGCTAGAAAAGAGCTGCTCGGCTCGGAGGTCCCTCGGGTATTCACGCCACCAAAACGGCGGTTGACCCCCAAGACCTCCCGTGGCTGGGAGTGCATCGCCTTCGCGGAGCAGGTCCTGGGCCTCTACCTCTACCCGTGGCAAAAGTGGGTCCTGATCCACGCACTGGAGCTGAACCCGGACGGGAAGTTCCGGTTCCGCACGGTGGTTTTGCTGGTCGCCCGCCAGAACGGCAAGTCCCTACTGCTGCAGGTCTTGAGTCTGTGGCGAATGTACGTGGACGAAGCCCCGCTGGTGATCGGTACCGCCCAGAACCTAGATATCGCAGAGAAGCAGTGGTCCGAAGCGGTCGCGCTCGCTGAGGATAACGAGGACCTCGCCGCCGATATCACGGCGGTTGACAAGACCAACGGCAAGAAGTCGCTCCGCATCTCGTTTGAGAATGAGAACGGCGACACCATCCGGTCCCAGTACAAGGTAACTGCCGCTACCCGTAAGGGTGGCCGTGGTCTGTCTGGTGATCTGGTGATCTTGGACGAACTCCGGGAGCACTCCTCGTGGGATGCCTGGGGTGCGGTCACTAAGACCACAATGGCCCGTCCCAAGGCTCAGGTCTGGGGGGTTTCCAACGCAGGCGATGCCAGCTCGGTCGTCCTGTCGCACCTGAGGGACCAGTCCACCGCAGCTATTGAAGCCAAGGATACGGACGACGTATCGCTCGGCCTGTTTGAGTTCTCCGCTCCACCGGAAATGCCGACCTCGGATCGCCGGGGGTGGGCAATGGCGAACCCCTCCGTGGGGCATGCCGACGCCGAGGGCGAGATTCGACTGACTGAGGAGGCGCTCGCAGCCGCTCACTCCACCGACCCTGACCCGGTATTCCGGGTTGAGTGTTTGTGCCAGTGGGTCTCAACGGCAGCGGTCGGACCTTGGGAGGCTGGACACTGGGAGACCTTGAAGGACATGTCCTCCAAGCGCGTCAGTGGTTACTACTTCGGCGTTGACGTCTCGTGGGACCGCAAGTTCACTTCAATCTCGGTGGCTGGCTTCCGGGCAGACGGCAAATACCACGTGGAAATCGTGGCCTACCGCGCCGGGACAGACTGGGTGATACCCTGGCTGGAGGAGCGGAAGGACCGAGAAGGACTTCTCGGAGTCGCCATGCAGGAGAATGGCTCCCCGGTCTCCTCCCTCCTGAAAGATATGGTCGAGGCCGGAATCCGGGTAGTCGGATGGGGTGGCGGTGAACTGGGTCGCGGTACTGCCCAGATGTACGACAAGGTAACTCAGGGTCTGGTTCGCCACCTGAACCAAGAGGTCCTGAACCTCGCGGCAGGCACGGCGCAGACCAAGCCCATTGCCGACTACTGGGTGTGGGACCGGAAGCGGTCGCCATTCGACATATCGCCGCTGATTTCGATTACTGCTGCAGTCTGGGCACTAAGCCAGCCTGTAGAGGAAGAAAAGACCAGCGCATACGACAACGAAGAATTGATCTTCGTATGACCTCCGGAGGGAGCACTAGTGAGCGTATTTGATGCCCTGCGGAACGTCATGTCACCCCTGACCCGGACGGACTACGGGACAGTTACCCTGTTCGGGGTTCCGGCCAGCTTCGACGACGTACGGCGACTGATTCGAGGCCAAGACCCGGCGACGCTGTACCGAAACCAGCCGAATCTCCGGACCGTGGTTTCGTTCATGGCCCGCAACATCGCCCAGCTTGGGGTTCACACCTTCAAGCGGCTTGACGAGAACGACCGTGAGCGGAACCGGGACAGCATCACCGCCCAGACCCTCAAATCGCCCAACAAGTCCCAGACCACTTACGAGCTTATCTACTCTCTCGTAAGTGATCTGGCCCTGTGGGACGAGGCGCTCTGGCTGGTCGTGCAAGATATCGATCGTCCCTCCGGCTGGTCAATCCAGCCGGTGCCGATGCCCTGGGTTCAGGGATTCGGGGGTGGCGATATCTGGGGTCCGTCCTACGTCAAGGTCCTTCCACCGGGAGCGACCAAGGGTGTAAATATCCCGATGGAGGACGTGCTCTACTTCCACGGCTGGGACCCGGCGAACCTGAACAAGGGCGTGTCGGCGGTCGAGGCGTTGAAGGCCACGATCTCCGAGCAGGTCCACGCGATGGTCTACCGCGAACAGCAGTGGACCAAGGGTGGTCGCCTCGGAATGGTGGTTTCCCGTCCCAAGGAGGCCCCTTCGTGGACTCCGGACCAGAAGCGCAAGTTCAAGGAGGCGCTCGACTCCAAGATCGCTGGGGACAACGGCCAAGATGCCGGTGGCTCGATCATCTTGGAAGACGGCATGACCTCCCAGCGTATGGGGTTCAACGCCAAGGAAGATCAGTTCGTCGAGGCGTACAAGCTGAGCTTCCAGACGGTCTGCTCGGTCTACCACATCAACCCGACGATGGTGGGTCAATTGGACAACGCGAACTTCTCCAACGTCCGCGAGTTCAACAAGTCGCTCTACACCAACACGCTTGGGCCGATCCTGGCCCAGTTGGAGGACCGGCTGAACTCGTTCCTCGTGTCGAAGTTGGATCCCGGTACAGACGATCTGTACATCGAGTTCAACATCAAAGAGAAGCTCCAAGGCTCCTTCGAAGAGCAGGCGGCGGTTATGTCGGCTGCAGTCGGCGGACCCTGGATGCTCCGGAACGAGGCTCGCGCCAAGGAGAACCTGCGGGCGATTGAGGGTGGCGACGATCTAATCGTCCCGCTCAACGTCGTAACGGGCGGGCAGGCTTCACCGGCTGACTCGACCCCGGACAGCATTACCGGTCAGAACTCGTACCTCGCTCTCGCCCAAAAGGCGCAGCGGGACTGGGGTCCGGTCGGTATTCTGGACCTCGGAGAGAAAGCGCGGGGGTCGGACACGGCCCAGACCAACATCGAGAAGGTCTTGAAGGCGTTCTTCAAACGTCAGTCGGCTGTCGTCCTGTCCGCTTTGGGCGCGAAGGACGGCGAGGACTGGTGGGACGAGGACCGCTGGAACCGGGAACTCGCCGCTGACCTCTACAAGTTGGCGGTGGCGGTCTCCCACAAGATCGGACGGCAGGTCGCGGAGGAGCTGGGGTTCGAACCGGACGCCTACGACTCCGAACGGACCTTGAAATTCCTGCAGGCGGTCTCCCTGAGCCGTGCGGAGGGTATCAACGGGGCCACGAAAGCGGCTCTGGACGACGCCTTGGCACGTCAGGACGACGAGGACGCTCCAAAGCCGTCCGAGATATTCTCGAAGGCCGAGGACAACCGCTCAGTGACAGCAGCAGCAGCTCTGCTCACCGCGTGGAGTGCTTTCGCCACCATCGAGGCCGGTAAGCAGGTCCCCGGCGAACCTTCCGAGAAGTCCAAGACATGGATCGTCAATTCATCCAACCCGCGCAAGGCGCACTCCCGGATGAACGGCGAAACCGTCCCGATAGATCAGAAGTTCAGCAATGGTGCCGATTGGCCGGGCGACCCGGTCCTCGGAGCCGATGGGGTGGCGGGGTGCACTTGCTCCGTCTCAATATCAGTCGACTAACCCGGAAAGGGAAAACATCGTGAAGATGAAAGACGCCCAGATTCGGGTGAAAGCTGGTCCCGAGGACGGCCTGAAAGAAGGACAGTTTGAGGCTTACGCCTCGGTGTTCGGCAACAAGGACTCCTATGGCGATGTAGTAATGCCTGGGGCTTTCGCTGACACCCTGACTGGATGGAAGGACAGCGGCAACCTCCTGCCGCTGCTGTTCGGACACAACATGTCCGACCCGGACTACAACATCGGCCACGTGGAAGATGCTAAAGAGGACGACCACGGCCTCTTGACCCTGAACCAGCTCGATTTGGAGTCGCCCAAGGCGGCTCAGGTCTACCGGCTGATCAAGGGTCGGCGCATCAACCAAATGTCCTTCGCATATGACGTGCTGGAGGGCGGCTGGGCCGAACGGCAGAAGAACCCCGACGACGAGTCGGCAGGTTCCGAAGAATACTTCGAGCTTCGTAAGCTGAAACTCTACGAAGTCTCGGTGGTCCCGATTGGGGCCAATCAGGAGACCGAAATTACGGCAGTCAAGGCGGCAGCTCTCGCCGAGCAACAGCTCCGTGAGGGCACGCTGTCCCCCGCTGCTTTCGACCAGCTCCTGAAAACATACCACTCCATCGGCAACCTGCTGATGGGTGGCGCACGCTCTCTGGAAGCGGCCAGCGAAAAGGGCCAGGGCAAGACCGAGGAGCCTTCACCGGCCAAGGTCGAGGACCCCCGTCCGAAATCGTCCGCCAGCTCTCGGAGCCTCGCGGCACAACTCGAAATCCTCGCACTGGAAGGTTAATCCACAATGGACCTCAAAGCAAAGCGTGCCGCAGCTCTCAAGGCGGCACAGGACACCCACGCAAAGGCAGCAGCCGAAAACCGCGACCTGACTGAGGCCGAAGAGGCCGAAATCAAGGGCCACATCGCGGAGGTCAAGTCCCTCGACGCCAAGATCGCTGCAGGCGAACGCGGCAAGGGCCTGCTCGACCAGATCGGCGCACTCGGCGCTGAGGCCAAGGACGGCGACCGTCGCGAAGATGGTCTCCAGAAGGCCGCAGCAACCCTGGGCGACCACTTCGCCGCGACCGCCTACAAGTCGGTCAAGAAGAACCTCGGCGTCAAGGGCTTCTCCGCTGCCACTCCCGAGTGGGAAGGCCCCTCCAAGGCCGCTGGCGACACGCATCAGGTAGGCTCGGTCTTCCAGACCCCCGTCCTGACCACCTTCGACCAGACGATCGTTCAGGCTCCCCGGCCTGAGCTGATTCTGGCCGACCTGCTCGGCGCAGGTTCGCTGGCCGGTACGGCAGTTGCCTACTTCATCGAGCAGGGACCCGTTCAGGGTGCCTTCACCACGGTTGCGGAAGGTGCGGGCAAGCCGCAGCTCCACATCCCGGACCCGATCTTGGCCTCCGACGCGATCCGCAAGATCGCCGGTTACATCAAGTTCTCGGACGAGATGATGGAAGACCTGCCGTTCGTGGTCTCCGAAATCAACTCGCGCCTCCTCTACGAACTGGCCAAGTTCGAAGAGCAGCAGCTGATCTACGGTGACGGCACCGGCACCAACGTCCTTGGCCTGCTGAACCGCTCCGGTATTCAGCTCGGCGCTCGCCTCTCCGGCGAGGGTGTGGCGGATGCAATCTTCCGTCAGATCACCGCTGTTCAGACCGCTTCCGGTCTGGACGCCGACGCGCTGGTGATGCACCCGCTCGACTACCAGGCTCTGCGGCTCCAGAAGGACGCCAACGACCAGTACCTCGGCGGTGGCTTCTTCCAGGGTCAGTACGGAAACGGCGTGGTTATGTCCAAGCCTCCGGTCTGGGGCCTGCGCACGCTGGTCACCCCGTCCGTGGCTCAGGGCACGGCAATCGTTGGTGCACTCAAGCAGTCCACCACGGTTTACCGCAAGGGCGGCGTCCGCGTCGAGTCCACCAACTCGCACTCCACGGACTTCACCGACAACAAGATCACCGTTCGCGCTGAGGAGCGCGTCGGCCTTGCTGTCCGTCGCCCGTCTGCGATCGTCAAGCTGAACCTCGCTCCCGTAGCGTAGTTCAATCGGAGGGTAACGGGGTTGCTTCCCGGCTGTGGGGCAACTTAAACATCAAATGACTTTGTGCCCGTTACCCTCCCACCCAACTTTCACCCTTTAGGAAAGGATCAGCTCATGGCTGGCAAGCTCCACACGTACGAAGTCAAGATCAACGGCATCAAGCACCGAATCCAGGCCACCGAGGAATACGCGGCCAGCTTGGGTGAGGGCTACGCCAAGCTGCTCTCCGCCAAGGAAGCCGAGAAGCCTCTGGAAGTCCAGACGGCAGAAGCTGCAGCTCCCGCCAACAAGTAGACGAAAGGGGTGGCCGTCTTGGTCGCTATCGCTGATATAACGGACTTCGCGACTCCGGCTCAGTTGGAGGATTTCACCAAGGGTGCGATCCTCTCGACTGACCCTCGCGCAGCCGACGCAATTAAGGCGGTCACCCAGTCTATCCGGCGCGAGGCCGGGTGGCACATCGGGCCAGCCGTCGAGGGCCATTCCGTGACCTTGGACGGTCCCGGAGGCCCGACGCTCGTCCTGCCTACTCAGAAGCTCAAGGAACTGGTCTCCCTGACCGAGCTTGGGGTCTCTCTGGACGTGGATGCGCTGGACTGGTCCGAGATTGGTCTGGTGCAACGCACCGACCGGTGCTCGTGGACCAACCGCTACCGTAAAATCGTGGTCGTCATGGATCACGGTTACGACGAACTCGCCCAGCTCCAGTTCCTCACCTGTTCTTTGGTGGCGAGAGGCTTGGCTTCCCCAATGGGTGCCACTCGGGAGCAGGCAGGCGCAATGTCAATCAACTGGGGCACGGTGCAGCAAGGCGTATCGGGCGGAATGATTCCGACCGAATACGAGCGCGAGGTCATGAACTCTTACAAGTTGGTGGTCTGATGCTACCGATTTCGTTCGCTCGTCAAACCCTCGTGCGGCTCCGGCCCACGATCATTGACGACCACGGAAACAAAACATTCGATTACAGCAACCCTTCCGAGTCTGACCTTCGCGGCTGCATCGTCCAGCCGCTGGCCTCCTCTGAGGTTTCGACCAACCGAGACGCCACATTCACCCAATACCAAGTCCAGGCTCCGACCTCCCACGACATTCGGGACTCGGACCACTTCCGGTACGCCGGGAAGGAATACCAGCTCAACGGTGAGGTACAGGTCCAGCCCAGCCCGTCTGGGACGATGGACCACCTGACCTTCGTAATCAACCGCTGGGAGGGCTAATGGCTGAGGAAGTCAAGGTTGTTCTCAACGATGCCGGGATCAAGGCCCTGCTCAACAGCCCCGAGGTTCAGGCGCATCTGCTGAAAGCAGCGCAGAATATGGCCCAAGCCGCCGAATCCCGTTCGCTGTCTGGGGCAGTGTACGAGGACGAGAACCCCAAGTTCGAAGCCAGTGTCCAGCCCGGTCGGAGTAGGGCTAGGGCTTCCGTGATCACGGCCAATAAAGAGGCCAGGATTGCTGAGGCGCAAGACCGGGCGCTCTCCAGCTCCATCGACGCACTGAGGAGCTGATGTGGTCGAGGTAATCATCTTTGGTGACTCCGAGGATATACTCCGGGTCGCCGTTCAGCGGGACCTGCTCAGGATCGACAGCAAATCCTGGCCAGTAGGGACCAAGGTCCCGAACCCCCGTCCCGCAGAGTTCGTGATCATCCGGCGCGTGGGTGGCGTTCAGCGCGACCTCGTAACGGACGAACCTACAATCTTGGTGGAGGTCTGGGCCTCAACTGAGACGCGGGCAGCCCGGATAGCCCAAATTATCCGGGGCCTGCTCCACTCGTACTCCGAAATCGACGGGTACGCAATACTCGGGTGTGACGAGATTTCTGGTCCCGTCAATCTCCCGGATGGTCTGTCCGCGCAAGTGAGATATACCGCCACATACGTTGTAGCGATCCGCTCCAACGAGACCGTTTCCACCTGAAAGAAGGAAAAGTGACTACTAAGATCGCAAATGTCTTCACTGGTGCGCCGGATCAGCTCGTTACGGGCGCGATCCTCCGTTCCCCTGTCGGCACCGCGCTCCCCGCTGGCATCGCCTCCACCCTGGATGCAGCCTACACCGACTCGGGCTACATCGGCCCGGACGGCTTGAAGCTGACTCCGAATACCAAGCTGTCCGATATCAAGGACTGGAGCGGAACCACGATCCGCAAGGTTCTTGAAGAGTTCGCCGCCGAACTGGCATGGCAGCACTTGGAACTCTCCACCGAAGCCCTCCGGGCGTACTTCGGAGACTCCAACGTGGCAGTGATGACCTCGCAGGCGTTCCTGAATGCTCCGGTCCTCACGAAGGGTGCCACGGCCACCACGGGTGGTACTCTGGCGCAGGCTACCCACTACTGGCGAATCACCGCAATCAACGCCAACGGTGAGACCCTGGGGTCCAACGAAATCACCACCACCACGACCAACGCGACCTCCACTCAGGTCATGACGTGGGTGGCGATTCCCGGCGCGACTGGCTACAAGGTTTACCGTGGCCAGTTCTCCGGTGGTCAGGACAAGCTCGTTGCCACGCTCGGTGCGGTGACCACCTACACCGATACTGGCGTGGCTGGTACGGCAGGTGCGGTCCCGACTGCAAACACGACCGGCAACGGTCTGATGCACAAGGTCCAGCTCAACGGCCAGGATATGCCCGTCAACACTTGGGTGTTCCGCATCAAGGACGGCCCGCGCAAGATTCAGATCGTGGTCCCTCTGGGACAGGTCACCGAGCGCGGCGAAATTTCCTTCACTCAGAAGGATGCAGTTCAGCTTCCGGTCAAGCTCACCACCTACCCGGACGCTCTCGGTAACAACGTCTACATCTACACGGATACTGGCGTCTACACCGCGTAATAAACCCGCTGGGGCAGGTTCCGGGATCGCCTGCCCCAGCGTTCCACCTGATGATCCCGACTGTAAGAATCCCGAACCCAAGAAGGAATGATCCCAAATCATGACTGCTACTCCCGAATTTTCCCAGTCCGAGCTGGCTGAGCTTCGCCGAATCCAGGCAGAACAGGCCGCAGCCAAGATCGAGCAGCCGATCAGTGAAATCCTGGACGACGTGCCTGCTGTTTACCGCGTCCCGGCTTCCAAGGCCAGCCTCCACCAGAACCAGTTCCGGTTCCAGCTCCCCGGTGAGGACCACATCAGGTCCATCCCGAAGCTCAAGTACCTCAAGCCCTCAATTGCCATTCAGGTCGAGGGCATGCCCGTCCAGCAGGCGCTCCAGCTCCTGTTCTCCCTGTACCAGCCCGGTCTGATCGACGAATTCGACGACATGGAACAGCTCGAAGGCGTCATTCAGGCGTGGGCTAAGGCTTCCGGAGTTTCGCTGGGGGAATCGAAGCCCTCCTCGGATTCCTAAGGGAGCACAGGGGGGCGATTGAATACACCCTCCTTTCAATGGGCCTCCGACTGGATTGGCTCGGCAGCGACGACCTCGACTGGCGTGAATTGTGGCAGATCATCGCCCATACGCAGATGGGGTCGGCGCTTGCCGAGTCATTGCACGGTGAGCAGTCCCGCTGGAAGATCACCGACTACCTGTTGGCCATGGTGGCTGACGCGCTGCACGACGCAAACTGGCAGCGGGGTGGCGGTAAGGGTGCACAGCCGGAGCGCGTCAAGCGTCCGGGTGTCAAAGACAAAAACACCCAATCATTCGGTTCCGAACCGATCAAAATCAGCGAGTTTAACGACTGGTGGGCAGGAGACTAAATCACATGTCGGCAGTAGAGGTAGGGTCCGCGTATTTCTCGCTGCTGCCCTCAGTGAAAGGTCTCCAAGGCGCAATCGCCAAAGAAGTCTCCGGCGTAGACGGCAAGGCCGCTGGGGACAAAATCGGCCAGGGTATGGGCGGCGGGATCAGCGGGGCACTCAAGGCCGTCGTTGGTCCTGCCCTCGCCTTGCTCGCGGCAGACAAAATCAAGACATTCGCCTCCGATTCGGTGGCGGCATTCTCCGAGCTGGAAGACTCGACCGCAGCAGCGGGGGTCGTGTTCGGCGACTCGATGAATATGATCATCGACCAGTCCAAAACCGCAGGTTCCACCCTGGGCCTGTCCTCGCAGCAGGTTATCAACGCGGCCAACACCTTCGGCACCTACGGCAAGGCGGCTGGCCTCTCAGGTAACGACCTTGCCGGGTTCTCCACCAAGCTTACCGGCCTTGCCGGTGATATGGCATCTTTCAAGGGCACCAGCACCGAGCAAGCAATCGAAGCAGTGGGCGCGGCTCTCCGTGGCGAGACCGAACCTATTCGCGCTTACGGCGTCATGTTGGACGACGCCAGCCTGCGGGACGAGGCCCTGCGGCAGGGTCTGATTTCCACGACCAAGGATGCGCTGACCCCGCAACAGAAGGTTCTGGCAGCACAGGCTCTGATCTTCAAGCAGACCGCCGACGCTCAGGGTGACTTCGCCCGTACCTCGACCTCTACCGCCAACGTCGCCAAGACCCTCTCCGCCGAATCCGAGAACCTGTCGGCCAAGATCGGCGGGTTCTTGGCTCCGGCGTTTACGGCGGTGCGGCTCAAGGCGCTGGACGGCGTACGCGGACTGTCCGGGTTCCTGGATAAGGTGTCCGGGCTACAGACCATGTTGGCCGGTGGTGCGCTGAACTCCGAGATTATGTCGGCTCTGAATATTGACCCGAACTCCACGTTCGGCAGGATATTCGAAGAGGGGCTGGGCGCAAGCCGGGCTTTCTTCGGTGGTCTGAAATCGGACGGCGACATTACCTCGGACGGACTGGCCGGGGCTTTCGAGACCGCAGGGTTCCGGATTGCCTCGATCTGGGGGACGGCTCAGGGGTCAGGTTCGGCGTTCTTCGCTGGGCTGACTGGAGAGGGCCAAGGGACCGCCACCGGGATCGCTGGATTCTTCGAGGGTCTGGGCGGTACAATCGGCACGGTCTTCTCGACCCTCTCGCCGGTCGTCTCTGGACTCTTCGCTACTCTGGGTCCCGTGATAGCTGCTCTGGCTCCTCAGGTCCTCCAACTGATCACGTCGTTCTCTCCGTTGGGCATGATCTTCCAAGCCCTGATGCCGGTGCTCCCATCGATTGCCTCGGCACTGGGTGCGCTGGGCGCGGCGGTGGGAACTTCGCTGGGTGGAATCCTGGCATCGGTGATGCCGATCCTACAGCAACTCGCCACCATCCTCGTAAACCAGCTCGGCATGATGTTTACGGCAATGGCTCCGGTGCTGATCGGCCTGTTCGGGCAGCTCGGCGCATTCTTTACCCAAATGGCCCCGGTGATTTCGCAAATCGTCACCGTGGTAGTTCAGTTGGTGGGGTCGCTGCTGACGGCGCTAATGCCGGTGATCATGCAGCTCGTAACGGCAGTAATGCCGATGGTCGTCACAATCTTTGGTGTGGTCCTCCAAGCGATCGCACCTTTGATCACGATGATCGCCGGTCTGCTGATGCCGATCATTCAGGCTCTGATGCCTGTGGTTATTACGGTATTTACCGCGATAGCCGATATCATCACCAACGTGATGCAAATCGTGATGGGCATTATTCAGGTCGTCACGGGTATCATCTCGGGCAACTGGGCGCAGGTCTGGTCCGGTATCCTGAACATCGTATCCGGCATCTTCGGCACCATCATGGCGGTGATTTCGGGCGTCCTATCCACGATCGTTTCGATCGTCGGTGGCGGACTTAACGTGGTATTCGGGTTCTTCTCGTCGATCTTCTCCGGGATCGTCAACTACGTCACCACATCGTTTAACTCGATCGTCAATGGCGCATCGGGTATGATCGGTGACCTGCTTGGCTTCTTCGGGGGTCTGCTCGGCAAGATTACTGGAGCGCTGGGCAACGTCGGATCGGCGCTGTTCAACGCCGGTCGCGATATCATCCAGGGTCTGATTAACGGTATCGGGTCCATGATGGGCGCAATCGGTAACGCGATCGTCTCGCTGGTACCCGGTCCCATCGTCGGGGTGTTCAAGGACCTGCTCGGAATCCACTCTCCATCGCGGGTGTTCTTCGGGTTCGGCGTGAACACGGTTGAGGGCTACATCAACGGTTTGGACTCCATGAAGGACCAGCTCGGCGGCACTGTCGAGGGGCTGGTCACCATGCCGACCATTCCGCAGTTTGAGACCTTCGGTCGGGCAGGGTACGATGTACGTCAGGGTGAGTACGCCGGACCTTACAACGGGCCGCTCGTAGAGCAGCACGTCCACCCCTCGGAGAAAATGAGCGAGGAAAATCTCGCTTCGATATCGGCAGGAAAGATCGTAGGTGCGCTCTCGTGACAGATAACCTTCTTGTAGCACCGACCTCCGCGACCCTGGAACTAACCACTGGAGAAAACATTCAGTGGGGCGCTCCGGGGTCGGGGTCCCAGCTACTCATGAGCAAGATCAAGGGGTGGCACGGCTCCTCACCGATCCGGCGTGACAAGTCGGATCGGTTGGGGGCGCACGGCACCCACTCGGAGCGGGGCTGGAAGGATGAACGCCTGATCCAGATCGACGGGGCCTACATCGGCACTTCGCCACTGGACGCCGAGATGAAAGTCCAGGAATTGGCGGGTCTGTTCGGAGACGGGACCGAGGGCAAGTTCACCACGAACTCTGCCCTCGGCACCCGCTGGGCCAACATCTACCTTACAGGGGATGGGTTCGATCCAGTCTGGACCGGGCGGGCGCAGTTCAAGTTCACGATATTCCTGCTGGCTCCGGACCCCCGGAAGTACGGTTCGTCCCTCTGGTCCCCCGAGATTGGAATCCCCACTGAGAGTGGCGGTCTCCGATTTGACCTGTTCTCGGGGCAGTGGGACCTGTCGCGGACCAACTACGCGAGTAATGGTCTGCCTTTCGCTCCGGCGACCACGGAGCTTTACTCGACTAACCGCGCAGTTAACCCGGATTTCGAGACTGGCTATTCTAGCTGGACTTTGACTGGGTGCACGGCGGCTATTACCAGCTCCTTCTCCCAGATGCTGAAATCCGGGACTAATATCCTGCAGTGCACGTCGGATGGTACCTCGACGATCCCTGGAATTTCAGTGATCAGCGCATCCTACCGGCCCGCAGTCACTCCGGGCCAGTGGGCCTCCTTTGGGGCCTTCACGGCCACGGAGACAGGTTACGAAACCCGCGTCTGGTTGAACTGGCGAGACGCGGCAGGAGCGACCATCTCCAACACCACTGGTGTTTGGACTGTGGCCAGTTTCTACGCTGGAGCTAACCCGACCATCGTGGGGCAGGCCCCGGCGCTTGCGGCCAGTGTTGGCTACTACATTCAATACCGCAACCCGGCAGACCCAACTAACCCGGTCCCGGCTGGTAAGCGAATGTGGGTGGACGCGGTGTCAGTATTTGTCGGTGACACTCAAGGTGAAGTCACGACTTGGGTCAACGAGCCGTTCTATTGCGGCGCGACCACCAATGACGACTTCACCTACACATGGACCGGAACCGCTCACCTGTCCGCGACCACGAAGTTCGCGCCAGTCACCCCGACCGGCTGGAACTACTTGGCCGGAACGGGTGAAATTGGGGACACGCTCTGGCGGTCCCTGACAGGTCCGGACGGCCGCTCGGGGCTGGCGCGTCGGGCGATCTACGTCCCCAAGGCGTCCGGGTCCACCGGGTGGTCTTACACCGAGTCCGGACTGACAGGCAACACCAACGACACCTATACGGGACAGATGGTGCTGAACTGCCCGAACACCCTGGGGTCCCGGCTCCGGATCACCTTCCTGATGAACAGCACCACGGTCAATCAGGTGGACTCCGCGATCCAGACGCTGACGGCGGGAGTACCGACGACAGTCAATGTGGCGGGCACTGCGACCGGCGCTTTCAACAGGATCACGTTGTGGTTCTACCACACGACCGGGAACACCCCGGACGTTGGCAACTATGACGCCTCGCGGGCGCTGATCGAACAGACCGAAGCGGTAGACACGCCTTGGTTCGATGGTGACTCCTCGGACACCACGGGGCACGACTACGGCTGGAACGGGGTGCAGGGGGCAAGCTCCTCCTACGACCTGATCCCGCACGTACCGTCCACGGTCGGAATCCTGGACTTCGGGGTCTCCGGCAGCACGGGCACGGTATCGCTGTCGAACCCTGGGACCGCCGACACCGGGCCTAAGTTCACGATCACCGGGACCACGGTTCCGGGCTTCACGATCACTGAGCTGAACACCGGGCGACGTCTGGTGTACACTGGAACCATTCGCACGGGGCAGAAGTTGGTAATCGATACTGACGACGGCTCGGTGCTTTTGGACGGGTACGCACCCCGAGAGCTGGCCGTGGCCGAATGGACACGGCTTGGCCGAGGGGAGACCGGTTCATGGTTGTTCGAATCGCCCGGATCGAACAACGCCAAGATGAAAGTTGAGGTCAGGCCCGCGTGGTGGTAGACGATTCGTTCCGAGTGTTCGTTGGGGACGTCAAGACGGGCAGGGTCAATGCGACTCTGCCCGTCTCGGGGTTCAAGTGGGGGATGCGCCTGAATGCGGCGGGGCCAGTCTCCGCCACCATCCGCGTAGCCTCCAAGGAGGCCAGGAATCTGGACCTGCAGAACCTGACCCTGACCACCAAGCAGTTTCTTGGGGTGGCGTATGGCGAAACCATCTTGGAATGTGGTCCGATCTGGAAGCGCGGGTTCAACCCGAAGACCTACGAGCTGAACCTCCAAGCGCAGGGCCTCTGGTCGGTCTTTGATCGTCGGAAGAACCTGCCGGGGGCAGCTCTCCGGGCACCGGGCGACCCACTCCGGGTCGATCCAGTGAAGGCCAAATTCACCGTTGCCAACAAGCACTTGGGAGCAATCGCTCGGGAGCTGGTGCGGCGGTCGATCCAGGATAACCCGTGGGGAGGCCAGTTGCCGATCAGTTTGCCCGCAGACCTCGCAGGGACTGCCACCCGGACTTTCTACGGGTACAACCTAGCGTGGATCGGTGATGAACTCCGGGAGCTGTCCGGGACTGAGAACGGACCGGACCTCCGATTCCGGCCTCGGTTCAAGGCTGACGACCCCTCGCTCGTCGAGTGGGCCTTCGAACACGGCACGAACCTGATGGGGCAGGCTGGCCCGGACTGGTCTTGGGACGCGTCCGTGGAGCACTCGCAGCTTGCGGATTACGGGGTGGATCAGGACGGCACCGAGCTGGCTTCCATGGCTTGGGCACCGGGTTCCGGGCAGGAAGAGGCCATGCGCCTTGCAGTCGCCCGGAACACTAAGCTCCTGAACGCCGGGTACCCGTGGACCGAGGTCGAGAACGGTTCCTCGCAGGAGGAGTCACAGGCGGTTCTGCAGGCTCTGGCCAACCGGACCGCAGCGGACCACTCGCTACCCTGGGATGCTTGGTCGATGGTCGTCAAGGCCAACGCGAACCCCAAGCTCGGGCTGTACCTGCCGGGGGACTGGGCCAAGGCCCTTACCCCTCGGGACCACCCGATCTTGCCTCAGGGCAAAGCGGCACGGGTCCGCATGCTGTCAATCGATGGTGACCACACGAACAATGTCTCCATCGCTGTTGCGCCGATCCAAGGGAGCGTGTAATGACTGCGATTCCAGAAGAGCTGCCTCCGGTCCTTGAGCCGGAGGTAGTTTTCGACGGCATCCCGCGTCGGACGGTCGAGACTGACCCGATCATCGAACTTCGCAAGATGATCGGCAAAATCGCCGCTGACGTGTCCAAGCTGTCCAAGAACTCCGACCTTCGCAACGCCTCGATTTCGGGTGGCGATGGGATGGTGGTCAAGGATGCAGCGGGCAACATCAGGCTCCGGATTTCGACTGCGGACGCGGCGATTATCGCGTACAAGGCGGACGGGACCGAAACTGCCCGTTATGGCCTGTTGACGAACTCCGATCCCGGCGAATACGGGCTGGAGGTCCTGAACGGCTCGACTTGGGTTCATATCGGGTCGCAGGTGGCGACATGGGCCACCCTGGCTGGCAAGCCCGCGACGTTCGCTCCCTCGGCGCACACCCACGCCGGGGGCGAAATCACTTCGGCTGTAGCCTCGGCCACGACCGCTTCGACTGCCACTCTGGCGGCTCAAGCGGACGGGTCGAGCTACGCGTTCAACAACAATGTGAGCGGCTCGACCTTCTATGCGGTCTGGGTCGGCAATGATGGTGGGTTCCACCTTGGGCGGAACACTTCGTCCATCCGATACAAGGAGAACGTCAGGGACGCATCCAGCACCGACCCTGGGATACTGCTTCTCCGGCCCGTCGTGTACGACCGGAAACCCTCGTACCGTCCGGTCCTCACAGTGGACGGTGAGCCTGCGGAAGGTCCCCAGTGGCGCACGGAAGGCGCGAAGAACGAATACGGGATGATTGCGGAGGAAGTGGCGGAGGTCTGGCCCGAGGTAGTGACCTACTTCGACGGCAAGATCGATGGTATCCGATACGACCTGATCGGCCCTCGTCTGGTGCCTTACGTCCAGCACCTGTTGGACTCGGTGTCACAACAGGATATAATGGTTAGAGACCTAACCGACCGCCTAGACCAGCAGGGCCGACTGATTGAGGCCATGGCGAACCGTCTGGCGGCACTTGAACCCCCAGTAGAGGAGACAACGTGACGACCAAACGAGGACTTTTCGTCCCGGTCGCAAGCGGCAATGTCGGTACCACTCCGGTTGAGGCCCGACTAGCGCTCGGCGCGACCCTGATCGAAAATTCGGCGGGTACTCCGCGCTCGGGGGTGATGGAAAACGGCAAGACGAACCTCGTGTACGGCTCCGGAGCCTCTCTGACGCACTATATCGACCCGGCACAGTTCGTGATCCACCGAACTCAAGGAGAAGGCGCGTACGTATTCGCGAACGACGGTATCCAGACCATCGCGGGTACGGCAGCTCCCGGCACTAACTCCCGAATCGACTTGATTTGGGTGAAGCAGAACGATGTAGCCAAGGGTGACGCCAACAACCTCGCGGTTCCCGGCGTCACGGTGGGGACGGCAGCGGCAATCCCGACTGCACCCTACGGCTCGGTACCGGCAGGAGCGCTGGTGCTGGCGGAGGCGCTGATCGAGGCGGGCGATACGCTCGGTACTCACATCAGCTACACCCAGGTATTCAGCTACACCGCCACCCGAGGGAGCCTGATCAAGGTTCGGACCAAGGCGGACCGGGACACCATGACGGCTCCACCGATCGGCCAACAGGTCATGCGGCTGGACCGAAACAACCACATTCAGCAGTGGACGGGCACCGCGTGGAAGTGGATTTCGACGCCGGAGCGCTACTACGCCGACGTATCGACCTTCTCCACGACCTCCAACTCGGCTTCCAAGGTGATCGGGATCGTCTCGGCGGCTCCCACCCGCAGCTACGCCACCCAAATCCGAGTGAATGGTCGTCTGACCGTTTCCTCGGCAGCTATCGCCTCCGGCACCCTGCAAATCCGCATGTGCGTTTCTGCAATCCAGGAACTCGTAGCTGACGCGCAGGCCAAGTCCTACATGACCTTCACGGCTCCCGGCGCTTACTGGGAGACCCGGCAGGCCGAGACGGACTGGATCGCGGTCGGGGCTGGAGTTTCACCCCGTGCCCGAATCTGGACCGAGGTCGCTACGGGTGCCGTGAACCACGCGGCCTCCAACGACGTCAAGCACAATCACCTTTGGTGCGAAGTGTTGCCCGCTGATGATTAGGGTCAACGGCGCACGAGGTGCAACTCTGCTGGGGTTCGGTGGTCTGTCCCTGATCTTCGGGCTGGCCTACCTGCCGACCCCGATTTCAATCATCCCGCCGATCCCGATGGGGCTGGGAGGCTTGCACTCCCTGATCCCGTTGGGATACTGGGGTGGACTCTGGTTCCTGATCGGGCTTTACCTGATCTACTCGGCGTTCCGGCAGGACCAGTCGCGGGCCATGGCGTTGTTTGCCGGAATGTGCGCGATCTGGGGTCTGAGCTACACGTGGGCTTGGATCGTCGGTTTGGCCGAGGGAAACCCCGTTACCTCCCGGCTGTGGATGGCGTCAACCGTCTACATGTCGTTCTTGGTGGCGTGTATCGGAGTATCGAGGTTGGTGAACGCTCCAGTCCAGCGAGTTAAAGAGCTGATCGCTGAGATTGAAGAAGGGAACCACTGACATGACCGATTTCTCGGCACCGCTCTTTGATGTGATCAAAACGGCAGTAACGGTGCTGGGGTCCGGGGCTGCAATGTGGCTGGTCGCGAAGCTGACTCGCAAGAGCCAGCAGGAATCGAGTCAAATCACACTGCTAACCAACCTGATCGACCAACTACAGGAGGAGCGAAACGCGGCAGTTGCTACGGCCAAGCAGGTTCCTCTCTGGCGGCGATACGCTCAGGGTCTAAGGGGCCAAGTTTACCGACTAACGGAGCAGGTCAACCGGCTGGGCGAAACCCCAGTCGAGGCGGCTCCTATCGAACCTACGGAAGGATTGGAGCTGTGACCTATCAGCTATTCGAGGGGCATACCTCTCGGAACTTCACTCCCGGTGCCTCGGCCAATGCGGTCTGGGGCCAGGGTCCTCGCCGGGTTGAATCGATTACGATTCACTGGTGGGGCAACTACGGACAGGAATTTTGGTCTGTAGAAGACTTCCTGTGCACGAATACGAAGCCGACCTCGGCTCACTTCGTGGTTCAGGAAGGACTCGTGTCCTGCATCGTCTCCCCGGATGATGCGGCATGGCACGCGGGCAACCCGTACGGCAACACGACCTCCATTGGGATCGAGTGTCGACCGGAAGCCACGGATGGGGATTACCAGACCATCGCGGAGTTGGTGGCGTATTTGCGCTCCATCTACGGCGACGTGCCTCTCGTGCACCACTACGAGTGGCAGTCCACCGCGTGCCCTGGGACTTACGACCTCGCCCGAATCGACCGCCTCTCCCGAGGCGTCAACGTACCAACTATCAACGAAGGAGATTTGACCGTGGCAGAAGTAGACCGCGCTATCGCATACGTGAAGGCTCTGGCCTCCGACGGATGGACCGACGCGCAGGGTAAGAAGCACCCCGGCTTCATGTTCGTGATCGAAGAGAACCAGCGCCTGATCCAGGCCCTGCCGACCACGGTGGCCAAGGCAGTCTGGGACACCAACATCAACCGGGGCACCGCCGAGAAGCCGGTATACGTCCGGGCGCTGCAGGACCTCGCCAACAACGGCACCGACACTGCCCGCACCATGGCCGGAGTCCAGAAGCTGCTCGACCGGCCTGCCGGTGAGGGTGGCGCAGTAGACACCGAGGCAGTCGCCCAGTCGGTGTTCGAAAAAGTCATCGCTTGGCTCAAGCGCTAATCTAGGAGGATCCCGAAATGGTATTTAACTTCGACCCCTGGAGCTTGCTCCAATTGTTCGTCGGCGCGGTCCTGCCGCTGCTGGTCGGCCTGATCACAACCCGTATGACTGCGGGCAACAAGAAATCGATCCTCCTGCTGGGCCTGTCCATCGTGACTTCTGCCCTTACGGAGCTGCTTTCTTGGTACCTCGGAGGACAGAACGGGGTGTTCGACGTCTTCCAGTGGCTCGTAATGGCTCTGCTGTCCTTCGTGGTCGGTGTCGGGCTTCACATGGGCCTCTACAAGACCCCCGGCAAGGACGGTACGTCGATTGCGTCCCGTCTGGCCGACAAGGGTGTTACCGCTGATGAACCCGCACTCCCCGAATTTGGCGCGGCCTTCAATGCCGCTTTCGGCTCCTTGAATGACGCCACCGAGACCCTCGCACCGAACGTGGGCCTCCCGGTGAGCATGGTTCATCTGGAGGCTCCGGAAGGCGATCTGGCGGCTTTCGTCAATCCACCGGAGGACACCGGCCCCAAGCACAAGGCCGGGGTCTAAGGAAATCGGCTTGCGTCGTGCGCAAGACCTAGGGTAGACTAGATTTCGGTACACGGCGTGCTGGCGGTCCTCCTAGGGATCGGCCCCAGGATCAAAGTCCTGGGGCCTTTCTCTTGGTCCGCTACTTGACAGATAGGAAAGAGCTTCATGATGAAGAGCGAAAAGGCAGAGCAATACTTCACCGAGGACGGACAAATCAACCTCCAGTTGACCAACGTCGCAGTGGCGGAGAAGCTCAGCATCGATCACTCGACTGTGAGCCGGATTCGCTCCGGCCAGCGTTACCCGTCCCGAGAGCTGATGCGCCGGATCGAGGGTACCTTCGATTGGAAGGTCGTACATCAACTCGAACTGCTCCCGGACAAGGGCCGCAACATGCGATACGCTCAGGAATTCGAAAAGCGCATCCTCCGTCGCGATGGAGTCAAGGCGCGTGGCTGATTTCAGCTACTACACCAAGCTAGCGCTTGAGCTGTCTCGGGAGGACTGCGGGCGCGTCGTGTCGATCGGCAATGGTGAGTGGACCATTGTCGGCATTCTGCATCGGGTCGATCATTTCGACGCGGTAAACCTGACGGACGGTTATAATTGGGGTGGCGGAGGTACGCGGGAGATTCACTGTACGGTCACCGTTGGACCTTTCCGGGGCGAGATTGATCCGAGGACCAATGTAACTGTGGAAATTCCGGCGCTGCCAGCCGGTGACTCCGGAGACGTGATCAAGGGAGAGATTCTTGCCTAAGCCGCCACTGCTACAGCACCAGAAGGAAGGTATCGAATGGATCAGGACCGTGAAAAGGGGCCTCTTAGGAGACGAGCCTGGCCTGGGCAAATCTCGGCAGGCAATCGAGGCGTTCGATGGACCAAACAACCGAAACGCGGTCATCGCCCCGGCGATGGTGATCAACGGCGGCACATGGCGGGACCAACTGGCCCAGTGGTCCGAGTATCCGGAGAATTGGACTGTTATTCCGTATTCGGGAATGAACCTCCGAGAGAAGACGGCCAAAGGCGGGTTGAAACCTACATCAAAACTGGTCCCGGAGCTTACCGGGTCATTTCACGGCTTAGTGGTGGACGAGAGTCACTACACCAAGGGCCGCAACACCTATTGGACGAAATCAGTCGAGCAACTCGCGAAGAACTGCGAATACGTCCTCGAAATGACCGGAACCCCGATTCCGAACTGGGCGCACGAGATGTTCACCCTGCTTCGGGTTATGTTCCCGGAGAAGGCAAAGCGGGGTGGCCCGTTGGGGTCGTACTGGAGATGGGTGGAGACGTGGTTCGACGTCGAGATTTCGAGGCATCGGGAGCACGAGAGGGTAATCGGCAAACTTCTGGCCTGTCGAGCCGCCTGCTACTCCCTCCCGCCGAACCAGCCGTGCGAACACTACTCGACATTCATGAGCGAGAATCTCGGGCCGCACTTCTTGCGCAGGCTACGGGACGACTGCCTCGACCTTCCTCCAGTGACGAATCAAGAAATCCTGGTCCCTATGGATGGTCCGCAGAAGAAGCACTACCGGGAGATGAAGAAACACTTCATGACGGAAGTGGACGACAAGGAGATTCTGTCGTGGTCAACTGGGGCGAGGCATGTGGCCCTAGATCGGATTTCAGTATCTCCATGGCTGTTGAATCCGACTGGCGAACCCCGAGGGGGAAAATTCGAGCAGCTGAGATTCGACCTCGCCGGGAGGGCAAGACCTACGCTGGTGCTAGCGCACTATCGGGATGTTGTGGAGGCTTCTGCGGCTGTGGCAAGATCAGTGGGGGCTACCGCTGCTACTGTACACGGTGGGAACTCCAAGACCGCCAATGGCACTGCTGTGCAGAACTTCAAGGATGGCCAATTGGACGTGTTGGTAGGATCCCTGGAGATGGTGTCCGAGGGTCTACAGCTTACGGTGGCGGATATGGCGATCTTTGTCGAGACGTCCTACAAGCCGTATCGGAACGAACAGGCGCGGCAGCGCGTCCACAGGCTCGGGCAGACTCGCCCGGTGACTATCAAGGAGTATATAACTCCGGATACCGTCGATGCCAAAAAGCGGGTGCTGCTGGCGGAGAAAACGACCGACCAGATTCGGTTCATGTCGGCGGGCGACTTCAAGAAGCTCCTCTAGGCCGGAGTGTCCGTCAGTGGTTCAGCGACCACTTGGACATTAATCTAACCGACTGGCAGGAACACTGGCTTGACAGGCTGGCAAACCGTATGGTTGACTAGAGTCTATAGGTGGGGCCTGACCGGAGGCCCCACCACCGACCTCATAAGGAGCCAACCAGTGAGCGTAAATTACCAGCCCGCACGGACCACCCGCGAACTCAAGCTGACCACGGCCAGCGGAGAGCCGGTCGTGATTCCGGCGAACACGGACCTCATGGCCTCCTACTCGGTGGCTCAGAAATCGATGGTCCTGATTAAGTACAACGGCGTGCACTACGTGGACGCTAACGCGGTGCGGTTCCTCTAATGCCGAGGGGAATTGCCGGAGTCTGGGAGTACCGGGACACCTGCGCAGTCTGCGGGGTCCCCAAGGACCAGCACCGCAGGGACCAGAAGCTGAGGCCAGGGCAGTTCCCCTGCCTCCACGGCGGGAGCCACAAGTTCGCCGTCTGGATTCCGGGCGACAACCCGGACTGCAAGCGCTGCAACCCGGACTACCTTGGCGCATACCGCCACACCTGCCAAGACGCCACCACCAACTAAGGAGCCGCAATGACCGCCACCGATACCGCCACCCAGAACCTCACCGACCCCCGCCAATTCCCGACCCGTCAGGGCCAGCACTCCTGCGGACACTGCATGGTCGGACACCATGACTGCTGCCCCGGTGGAGTCCGGAACGGCAACGGGCAAATCATCCTGTGCGGCTGCAAGCAGGACGGCTGCAACGCTGGCCAGCCCCGCTGCACCGAGTGTCACAACCGCGAGGCCAACGAAATCGGCCCGAACTGGAAGTGCTTGGACCGGCAGGACTGCGAGTCCGAGCAGGAGCGGCGACTGGCTGCGAACCCCACGATCCAGTGGATCAGGGCCGAGACCCAGAAAAAGGCCGTCGTCATGGCCTCGGAGGACGCGGGAGCGCCGGAAGGCCCTCCGGCCCGTGCGAGGGTCTCCCGTACCCCACGGAAGCCCGCCGAGCCTACCTCCTGCACCTGCGGGTGTGAGGGGCTGACCAAGGGTGGGAAGTTCCTGCCTGGGCATGACAGCAAGTACCTCAACCAGCTAGTAGAGGCTGCAGAACGTGGAGGCCGTCACGCCGACGAAGCCGCGATCCGGGCCGACGCAATCAGCGAAGCTTTCGGAGCCAAGTTCCGCAAGCGAGCTGGAATCAAATAAGATAGGAAATCATGGAACGCCGATACATCGCACCCCGCATGTCATCCAAGGATTATGTCCGCAAGGGAGGGGCCAAGTCGGTCCGCTTCACTGCGGACTATTGGGCGGAGATTCGTAAGCGCAAGCAGGATCAGGCCGAGAAGCTGCTGCAGCGCCAAGTAATCGACCACATCAGGTTCCTAGGGCAGGACGGGCAGGCCCCGCACTACGTGTTCTTTGGTGGCGCTCACGCTGCCCGCCTCTGGTCCGACGAGTTCAGGCGGCGATTGGACGTCACGGGTTACACCTTCGACCCCCGAAAGAATCTGTCCATGGCCCGACCATCCAGGCTCCGGGGAATCTCGCGTCGGATGGTGGCGGTCTGGTCCGACGACCCGATGCCGGTATCCGACCGGGAGTACCGGGCCGAGGTTGACGCGCTGTGGTATATCGAGGAGCGCAACCACATCTTGGGCTACGAACCTAAACTGGTCGGTGTGGGAGGGGCTGTTTCACGTGAAACTGCCAATGCCTAAGGACGACGCCTACGGGCGAATGATTCTGGCCGTGGACCCCGGAGACGAACACGTGGGGGTGGCGTGGCTGGACCGGGAGGAGAAAGGCTGGGCGGTCGTGTTCGTCACCGAAATGACTCCCGAGGAGTTCCTCGACTATATCTACCCGGCACTGGTCTCGGGTCTGTTTAGGTACTTTGTACTGGAGTCGTTTAGCCTGTACGCCGACAAGCTCAAAGAGCAGGTGGGGTCGGAGATGTTGACCTCACAAATGATCGGCGCGGCCAAAATGGCGGTGAGGTTGGCGAACCAGTATGCGCACCTGAACCCGCAGATGAATTATGAAGTCGAGTTGGTAATGCAGCAGCCAGCGGCCAAGGCCCCGGCGTTCGCGATTCTGGAGCGCAAGAAGTACGTGTTCACGGCCAAGCGACTCAAGGTCCCCGGCCAGCACGTCATGGATGCCGAGGTCCACGGGATCAAGTTCGTGATGGATACCCTGGGTGAGAAGATGGTACGTAAGCCGGAGCTTTGGGACGAGGCCCCAGAATGAGCCTAGTGGAACTGTGCGATTTTGAGTGGGGCGAGGGCATGCACGTCTGCACTCTGGAGAAGGGGCACTCGGAGGCCGACCACGAGTGCTTCTGCCCGAATGGGGAGGGCTGGCACAAGCAGCCCGAATGCCAATGTTATGTGGTAGACCCGAAGTATTGGTTCACACATTACGGAGCGGTGGAGCCAGGGTCTATGTACGAACACAATCCTGACTGTCCGATTCACTCCACTTGACAGCTAGGCAAGGGCCATGGTTTACTAGTGTTTTAGCCACCCCGAATTAGGAGCCGAAATGACGAAGATCGCAGACCTCACCAAGGGCAAGACCCTCGTGAACCGCTCTGGACGCGAGTTCACTATCCTGAGCAAGAAGTTCACGGACGCCGGAACCGCGCTCCGGCCCGGCGACCCGAACTACGTAGGGATGGTCCGTCCGGAGATGGGCCGGGGTTTCGACCTCTTCGTTTCGCAGACCCAGCTCGACGACGGTGACTACCGCCTCAAGTAAGCCAACCCTGGGAAGGGTCGCAAGGCCCCTCCCACCCCACACCCTAAGGAGCCAAAATGTTCAAGCTAATCGGAGAAAACACCCTCACCGGCAACACGTGGGTGTGCGAGGATGGAATCGCGACCCGCGAGGAGGCGAACGAACTCTGCAAGGGGTGGAAGCGCCTTGAGTCCGACTACAAGATCACCTACTACGTTACGGAGTCCAACTAAGGTGCCGAAGATCAACCGGCGACCGCAGATCACGGAGAAAGCCGAGGGGACGGAGAAAATATCGTCCCTGCACCGCCTGAACTGGCTGGAGGCAGCATCCAATAACGCGGTGGGATACGCCACCAAATACAAAGACGAACCCTACAAACTGCAGGCGACAATTGAACTTCGGGACATAGCCTACCTGCTGCTCCAGATAATGCACACGGACGAAGGACTCGGGGCACAACGCCTCGGGGCCGCGTTCGTGAAGGCCAGGGCCGAGCAGATCAGGCAGCACGAGGCCCGAAACCCGGTGGAGCGGCCAAACCGGCACGACTGGTCACCCACCAACGAAGAATCCGAACCACCGTTCTAGGAGGACGAAATGACTACCACAGTTGATGTACACTACGAGGACGGCTCCGGCAGGGTCTACGCCTTCAAAACCCAGCTACCGGCCCTAAACGTCGATGACGCGGTGCTCGTGAAGGACCGGTCCGGAATCCACGTCGCCGTAGTGGCGAACTACCCGTCCCTGACGCCGGGGAAGGCCACCGCGTGGGCCTTCCAGAAGGTGGACCTTAGTGCGATCGAAGAGGCCGAGCGCAAGGACCGTATACTGTCCCAGATCAAGGCCAGGGTCGCGGAGCGGCAGACCTTAGACCTTGCCTACCAGTTGGCCGAGCAGGACCCCGAAATGATGAAGCTGATTGAGGAGCTGAACAAATGAGCCAGCACTACACCGCGACCGTAGAAATCACTAAGGTTTCACGTGAAACAGTGGGCACCGAGTACAACGCGACTACCCGGCGCAACGAACCCAAGCCCGGAGAGCGCGTCAAGGAAGAGATCATGAAGGTCGTAGTCCGGGACGAGTCCCTCCGGGGTCTGGTAAACAAGGTGACCGCGATCCTCGAAGTCAACGTGCCGACCCCGGCCATGGTAGCTGAAAGGGAAGGCGAATGACGCGGGTCTGGCAGTTAATGGGGCTGGCCGGGGGCGCGGTGGCGGGACTGCTGGTCGGGGTTCTGGTCCCGAACTTCCCGGACTCCCTGATCCTGGTCCTGTACTTGGTGGCGTTCTTCGCGATCCTCATGGCCTACAGCCGCTGGAAAGACGCCAAAGCCGCCGAGCGGAAGGACCGCGAGAACGAGTCCGAGGCTGAGTTCCACCGCCTGTACACGCGGTACACCGTTGAACGGCAGCTGGCCTACGGGCATTACCGCGACGAGAGAATGTACACCCACGGGGAGTTCACCTTCCCGAGTTTCGCAGAATGGAGAGAAGAAGGCCGTGCCCAGATTAACTAAGGAGCAGATTGCAATCACAGTCATTGAGAACGCCAACCCCAAGGACTGGGGCTGGATCGCGGGTCAGCTCGTGGGGGCCAGTCTGGCTCACAACTTGGGACTCAAAGTCCACCAGATCGTCTCCAAACTCAAGGCCGAGAAGAAGGATAACTGATGCCACAGATACAAATCGTAAGCTACTCGGAGCTGGACACCTTCCGGCAGTGCAACCTCAAGCACCTGTTGGCCTACAAGCAGCGTTGGACCTCGGAGAAAGCCGAGGACTCGGCGCTCGGCAAGGGGTCCATGTGGCACGCGGTGATGGAGGCCCACCATCTGGTCCTGATGCAGGAGCAGCAGGAGGCCAGCTACAGGACGCCTTCACCCAGTGACCAGCGACGAATCCTGGCCAAGTGCCGCGACGCGATCCGGCCTCACATTATGGACGAGAAAGGCGACCAGACCCCAACCCAGGCCCTGATCGAATGGATGTATGACGGGTACGTTGAGTTCCACGGGATCGACGACGAGTGGATTACGATCGGGGTGGAGCTGCCCGCACAGGTGCCGCTGCCTTGGCCGGATGGTCGCCCGAGCCACTACCACTTGAAACTCAAGATGGACCGCCTGATCCGCTCCAAGCGGGACGGCCAAATCTGGATCGAGGACCACAAGTCCGGGGCCAACAAGCCCAGCCAGTTTGAACTCCAGCTCGACGACCAATTCGGCCTCTACACGTGGGCAGTCCAGCAGCTCGGACAGAAGGTCCTGGGTTCGATCCACACCTACTGCCGCACGACCCAGAACACAGGCGACCGGCCTGAGGAAACCTGGCCCAAGGGCAAGAAGTACAAGCCCCAGACTCTGGAGGACCGGAACGAGCGGTTCTACCTGAACCGGTCCAATAACGAGTTGAAGGCTCTGGCCGACGACGCGTTCGCCGCTGCCCGCAACGCCTACCCGCCCAAGGGCATGCAGCTTCCGCTCTATTCGGCACCGGACGTCCGGAACTGCGGCTGGAAGTGTGACTTCAAGGAGGCTCACCTTATGTTGCGTGAGGGCCTGTCCATCGAACACGTGATGAAGGCCGAGGGCTTCCATCAGGATTTCACGAGGCACTAAATGACCACGACTCCAGACGAGAACGACCCGGCCTACGAGCGATTCATGAACTCATTCAGGCCGGAATCCATACGGGAGGACGAGGAGCGGGGCACGGAGGACCTCGGACCCACTCCCGAGGATTTCGAGACCCCACCGCCGTTCCCAGTGCGGGAGAGCCACGCCGAGGCCCGCGTCGTGGGGCAACGAGCCGGGGACTACCTGCGGGAGTTCATGACCAATGGGTTCAGCCGTCAGGAAGCCCTGATGTTTATTGCCCAGATGCTCCCGCATCACCCCCACTGAGGCCCGCTTGACAGCCTGCCAAGGCTAGTGGTTAGATAGTGAAGCACTACCCGACCAGACGGGAGCCGATCTGGAATGAAAACACACTGAAAGAGGACGAATTGCCACGCGCAACAGCCGCCAAAAAGAATGACAAGATCGCTGAGGCGATCGCCCAGACCAGCATCGATGATGTGGTCAAAGCCGCTCCAGTCGAGGACGAACGATTCGACGACCTCTTCGCTCCGGTGGACGAAGTAGACGACTTCTACAACTTCTGCTTCTACGGGCTGGAAGGCTCCGGCAAGACCACGGCCATTGCGACGGCAGCGAACATCGCTCCCGAGGGAAGCAAGGTCCTGATCGTCAACGCCGAGGGTGGCGTGAAGAAGAAGGCCCTCGAACGGCGCGGGATCGATACCTCCAAGATCGTCCTGTGGCCGAACCCCAAGACCGGTGGACGAGTCACCCGCAAGGGACTGGAGAAGCTGTACCAGCGCTTGCAGTCGGACCTCGCTACCGACCCGAACTCGTGGTTTGCGATCGGCTGGGACTCCATCACCGAAGTTCACGCCAAGATCGTCTCCGACGTGGCGGGAGCACGCATCCAGAAGGCCAGGGATCGGGACGTAGTAATCACCGAGGCCGACGAGTTCTTTACCGACCGCGACGATTACGGCGTAATGTCGAAGATGGTCAACGACCTTCTGCGCAAGTTCCGTGACCTCCCGGTGCACTACATCGTGACGGCACTGGAGCGCCGGGACGTGGACGAAAAGACCTCCAAGGTCTCATACGGTCCCGCAGTCACCCCGGCCCTGCAGACCTCGATCCTGGGCTACACGGACGTCAACCTCTACTTCAAGGCGGAGGACGAGGACGGCCCGTTCCGGGCACTGGTCAAGGGTGTGGGCACGTTCCGCACCAAGGACCGCATGGGAGGTCTCCCCAAGGTGATCGCCCAGCCGTCGATGGAGCGAATCCTGGGCTACATTGATGGGGAGATTGAGGAGGCGTCCGACGACCTCCAAAAGGCTTTGCCAGCGATTCGGGAGCGCAAGCCCAAACCGTCTGGCAAAATCCGCAAGACGGCAGCGGAGAAGAAGGCAGAGGCGGAGGAATCCGAGGAGGAGACCACCCAAGACGCCGAGGCCGACACCAACGACGACGAGTAAATACTCCAAGTCCAGCAGTACCCCGGACAACACGCCGGGTTCAACCCAAACAAGATAGGAAATACCTGTAATGCCTAAGCTCAACAAGAAAATGGCCGCTGCAGTCGAGACCGCCGAAGCTTTCAGTGGCGATTTCCCGCTTCTGGACAACGGCTACTACTACGCCCAGCTCGGAGACGTAGAGGTACAGGACGGCAACTACGCGCCGGTCTGGAATGCCACCTTGGAGAACCTGCACAAGCAGTCCACGGGCGAAAAGGCCAGCGGCAAGCAGTGGTACCGGATGAACGTAGTCTCGGACGAGAAGGCACCGGCCAACTACACCAACGGCGACAAGAAGTGGGCCGGTTTCCACTCCATGAGCCAGTCCCAGCTCAAGTCCTTCTTCGAAGCCTTCGGGTACACCCCGGACAGCGACACGGACGAGATGCGCGGTGAGTGGACCTTGATCAAGGTCGGCGTCCGCACTATCTCCAGTGGCGATCGCAAGGGCGAGAAGGTCAATGAAATCAAGTCCCTGTCGCCGGTCCCGGACGACTTCGATGCAACCGAGCTGGAGCCGGAGGGCGACGACACTTTCTAGTCTGTCCGAGTCTGTTTGATTGCGAGGCCCTCCGTCCACATGGGCGGGGGGCCTCACCCCTTAGGAGTTACTGTGGTAAAACTGTCCGAACGTCACTCAGCCTCGCTGGCCGAGTACCACCCCGAAACCCTGCTGGATTCAGCCCTGGCCCTCGCCCGAGAGGGCTGGCACGTATTCCCACTGCGACCCGGCACTAAAATCCCTCTGATCAGCAAGAAAGCAGGTGGTAAAGGTGCACACGACGGATCAACTGACGAGGACCTTATTCGCTACTGGTGGACTAAATACCCCACTGCCGGGATTGGCGCAAATCTTGGAGAGGACCGGTTGGCGATTGACCTCGATTTCCAGCACGGCGCAACGAGGTTGGGGTCCCTACCGGATACGCGTACACATCACTCGGGACGAGGGAACGGCAACGTTCATCTTGTATACCGAGTTGAGCCTGGCTCGGCTGCTGCGGCTGTCAAGTCCGGAACTAACGTCTTGGGTCCAGGCATTGATATTAGAGCAGGTAAGGGATCTTACATTGTAATGCCTCCGACGCCACACGAAGAGACGGGCCAGCCCTACCGGTTGGACGTTTACGACCGCGAGGAGCACCTGCTCACGGACGACGAGTTGGCTGTGATCTATCAGGAAGCCGGGGTTGCCCAGCCTGCGGCCTCCCGTGGGGCCAAGAAGGGCCTCTCAGTAATCTCCGGGGCCAAGAGCCACCAGAGGCCGATGGAAAGCCACGCGAGTACCCTCGCGGGCCTTCTGGCGGACCCTCCGGCTGAGGGTGGCCGGAATGACTGGTTCGTCCGGATCTGTGGGTTCATCGCCAAACGGACGGCGAGGTTCAACGACTTCGAAATCGAAGCGCTGGGAGCGGCCAACCGCATGCCCAACCCGCTACCGGTGGAGGAGCTGCAGAAGACCATTAATTCGGTCTGGGAGTCGGAGCAGGCGAAACCTGCCAAGAAGCTCTACGAGGGCAACGGGTTCCTCACCGGGAACAAGGCCCGCCTGCAGTGCCAAGTCGCCACACGTCAGGGCGACGACACGATCTACGAGACGGCACCCTATGCCGATTTCGATATCGAGGCTCGGGGGGTGGCGGTAGACGAGACCTCCCGTCGCCTGTACTGGGTGCGCATCTACTGGGACGGCAAGTTCTATGATACGACCCTGCCGGGTGAGACGCTGGGCAACGAGCCGGGGTTCAAGGTCTGGCTTGCCGCACGGGGTATGTCGATCGATCAGCCGTTCAACGCAGTGCCCAAAACTCCAGCCGCCACAAGAATCCTACGCTACCTGAACTCCCAGAAGCCTCCGGAGGTCAAGATCGTGACTACCCTGGGTTACGACGAGACGATGGACGGTTTCGTGACGCACGAGGGTCTGATCACCCAGTCTGGCAAGACCAGCAAGGAAGAGGCGCACATCGTGGCGGACCCCTCGTTGGTGGAGCGGGATATTGCCCCGTACGCCTACGGGATGGAGCGGGACCGGGCCGAGGCACAACGGGTGCTGCGGGAGATTTTGACCTTCCAAGACGAGACCGCCACATCAATCTTCGGGGCTTGGTGGGCGGCATGCCTGCTGAAACCGCAGATTCAGGACCGGACAGCACTCTTCCCATTTTTCGGGGTGGAAGCGGCTTCGGAGTCGGGCAAGACTAATGGTTTCTTCGATCTGATGGTGGAGCTTAATGGGAACACGCGCGGGCAGATTGTCCCGACCCGACCGGTTCTTCGGGACTACGCGTCGGCCAACAAGAATGGGATCGTCTGGGCGGACGACCTCGACTCGCTGGAGGCATATGGGGAGCTGCTGCGGGCCAGCACGTCCAACGGTACGGCCTCCAAGATGGAGGCGGACCGCAACGGTATTCGGAATACCAAGGTCGTTGCACCGATCCTCATTACCGGTGAAGCCCTGGGATTCGGAACCCAGAAAGCTCTCTTGGACCGCTCGGTGGTTCTGAACATAACCAGCCCCAAGGGTCGCAAGTCCAAGCACGATCCGGCCAAGCTGCAGTGGGAGGACGTACAGGAGCTGCGGTCCCTGTACCCCAAGAGCCAAGGTGGACTCAGTGTCCTTTCGGGCTGGTTCGTGCAGGCTGCGCTGCAGAATGTGAAGCCCGCACTCAAGGCCCTGAACGAGGCGGCTCGGGAGATACCGGGACGACACGGGGACAAGCTGGCGGTTCTGAGGGCCGGGGCACGCCTGCTGGATTCTCTCGTGGGGTATGAGGACCCGTGGAGCGGGCAGGGCGAGCACGCACGCCGGGTGGATGCCTGGGCCGGGGCGAACTCCCAGTCCTTGGATCAGGACAACACCCTGACGATGAAGCTCCTGCCGTGGGCGCTGCGGACGTTCGATTATCCGGAGAAGCCGGAGCGGATCGAGCAGGGCAGGTTCCAGTCGTTGATCACTCCGGCGTTCATTAAAGGTGACCTTGAGTCACTCGATGCTCCCGGATTGGACGGCTCCACGGCGGAAATCTTCTTCTCTCCGACGCTGCTGGCCGAGGCTTGGAAGCGGGAGCAGGGGTTCAAGGTTGACGACCGCACCGAGACGGTATCGGCGCTGAGCCAGCAAACCCAGGCTTTGGCCGCAGGTCACAAAACTGTGAAGGTTGCGGGGCATGTTCAGAGGTTCAGGAAGCTCCCTGACGAATATGCTCAGGTGGTTCTGAAACGTTCTCAGGGTATAGGGTAACAGGCTCTCAAAGCTGGCTGTATACCGCATCTGTTACCTAGGTTTAGTTTAAGGAACCCCGGAACGACGGGACGAGACCTAATGGAGTAACAGGGTAACAATAGTAACAATATAATTTCTTTTTTCATACGGGCGGGAGAGGGTGTCGGGTAGATTCCGGTACCCTCTCCTTTCTTATAAGGGGGTGGGCCGGGAGCCTGTTACCCTGTTACCAATACCCCTTCTGGCCCGAAAGGACGCGGCGGGAGCGGTAGCAGATGGGGCTGCTACCGGGTTGTCACCCCTGTTACCGAGACCCTGGCTTGCGTAGTAGGCAAACCTACTGGTAGAGTAGTCTCTGTGCCCCGATGGGGCCGATAACAACTAATGATAGAGGAGCCAAATTGACTAACGGCATGGTACGTATGGAAGCCTACTTGGGGCCGAATCGCCCGGAGACCCTCGCTTCGGGTGACGGTCCGGACGGCGCGGCAGTGGCTGTCGTGAAGTGCTGGCCCGAGTCGGAGCATGCGGAGTGGGTGGGTGCCTACCAGTCCACGGAAGAGGCACTGGAGGCCGTGCGGGAGGCCACGAACGACGAGACCTACGGCGTAATCTGCAGCACTCGCAAGGTACACTAGCAGTGGGCGATATCGTGAGGGGAGCGCGACTGCTCCCCTCGGACCTGCTGGCCCTGTACCAGATGGGAGTGAACACTCCCGGATCGTCCATGGCAGTAGACACGGAAACCTCCGGCCTCCGCACTGACGAGGGGGCCAGGATTTCCACGGTCTCCATCGCTTGGCTGGACCCGACCGACGATTGGGAGTTCGTACAGAGCGAGGTCTGGCCCTCCGGAATCAGCACCAACCGCAAGGAGCCAGTCTACGAGGGCAAACCCGATATCCGGGTGATTTCGTTTGCATGGCCGTTCGATCAGGGAGTGTCAGGTACCGGCAAGCCGGAGGATAACGGACAGGCGACGCTCTGGCCGGATGCGGAGAACCTGCCGCTGTCCGAATGGACTGCCCTGCTGGAGTTCATCCGGCTGGTGGGTGAGTCTCACTCGCTGGACATGCAGAACAGTAAGTTCGATTGTCACCAGTTCCGCGCCGGGGTCCGTCGCTGGCCGGGTGTGGTCGAGGACTTCATGCAGTACGTGGAGTGGGATACCCAGAACGGCAACGATCTGGTGTTCGGGTTCCTGCCGTCTACCTCGCTGAAAGGTCCGGGCACGGCGGTCGAGTTCCTGTGGGGAGCCGAGGAGTCGGACGAGAAGCACGTAATCTCGGAGTACCTCAAGAAGAAGAAACTGCCCAAGGGCCGCTGGGACCTGATGCCCTGGGATATCATCGCCAAGTATGCCGATCAGGACGCACGGCTTACGGTCCGGTTGAAGCACGTCCAGCAGGACTGGATTTTGGACGAGGGAGTGCCGTGGATGGACGGCAAGAACGGTCGGTTGGAAGCGTCCGAGGCGTTCCAGCGCCGGATGAACATGACACGGCTGCTGTTCCGGATGGAGAAGCGGGGTCTGCCCTTTGATATCGAGGAGGCCCAGTCTGCATCCACCGAGCTGAAACGGCGAGCCGCCAGTTTCGGCAAGGACCTGCCGTTCCGTCCCGCAACGCTGGATATGGCCAAGCACTACTGGTTCGGAGCCGGGATCAAGCAGGGTGTGAACGGGTTGGGGCATCCACCGGTCGCTACCACTGCGGGTGGCGCTCCCTCGCTCACCGCGAACGATCTGGGCAAGCTGATCCTGCAGGACCTCCCCGGCGCGGCTGTGTGGCGCAACTTCGCTAAATGCCAGGACGCAGACTCGCGCTGGTATGAAGGTTGGATCACCAAGGCCGGGGCCGATGGACGGCTTAGGACCAGCGTCCGCCAGAACGGCACCCGCTCGGGTCGGTTCTCGGTCGAGGGCATCCAGCTACAGGCGATCCCGCAGAACTACAAGCTCTCCGGTTATGAGGGCATGGATGGGATTCCGTCGCCTCGTGCTCTGATCGGCTCGGCAGTCGCGAAGATGCCGGGTTGGGAGATGTGGGAGCTGGACCTCGCTAACGCCGAACTCCGGGTGGCTGCACTGTTTGCCAAGTGTAAGCGCATGTTGGAGATGATCGAATCCGGGATGGACCTGCACGGCGAAACCGCGAAGGAGCTGTTCAACGCGTCGGAGGACGACGAGAACTGGGACCAGCGCCGGTCGATCGCCAAGCGAGCAAACTTCTCGCTGATTTTCGGCGTCGGCTGGGCCACTCTGCAGCAGAACATCGAAGTCAACACCGGTATTATCCTATCGGACCGCGAGGCGCAGGTGCTGGTCAAGGACTGGAATGCGCTCTACCCGGAGTACAAGCGGGCGATCAACCTGCACATGTCCAAGATCGAGAAGCGGCAGAAGGATCGCCGCGAGGTCGCCGGATATCTGCAAATGTCCAACGGCGAGCGCAGGTGGTTTGCCAAGCACGAGGACACCCACAAGGGGTTCAACCAGCGGGTCCAGCCCTCACTGGCGCAGTACGGGATCAACTGGTGGACGCTGGCGGACGAGTTCATCTCCAGCCAGCTCACCCCGGACGAGCTGGAAGTCGGCGGCACGGTGCTGCTGGTCCATGACTCGATGGTCCTGCTGCTCCCCTCGGACCGCGCCAAGGCGATCATTGATCGGGTGATCGAAATCGGCGTGGAGCTGTGGGGCAAGACATTCCCAGGGGTTCCGGGTGGAGTCGATGCGAAACCCTGGAACAAGTGACTAAGGTCGGGTGGATTTACCCTGGGGTCTGGTGCAGGCACTGCCGCAGGGTGCACAAATAGATTTCCGTTTCACGTGAAACGGGACAACCCAATAGAAAGATGGATATGAGCAACGTAGCAGTAGTAGTAGGCGGGCAGTTCGGCTCCGAGGCCAAGGGACACGTGACGGCACAGCTCGTCGCCCTTGCAGCCAAGGCGGGCCGCGAGGTCATCAATGTGAGGGTGGCGGGACCCAACGCAGGCCACACGGCCTACGACGACGAGGGAGTTAAGTTCGCATTCCGGCAGGTGCCAGTCGGTGCCGTGATCGAACCGATTACCTCGGTGATCGCCGCAGGTTCCGAAATCGATCTGCCGGTGCTGGTCGAGGAAATTAATCTGGCGCTGGACCACGGCCACATTTTGGACCTGCTGATCGACGGCAACGCGACGATGATCGAATATCACCACAAGATGCAGGAGCAGGAAGGCCAGATGGTCGAGAACATCGGCTCGACTGCCAAGGGCATCGGCGCTGCCCGTGCCGAGCGCATCTGGCGCAAGGCCCGCCGTCTGCGCGACGTTCCGGCAGCATTGGAACTGCTGAACCAGATTCCCGGCGTCCGGGTGGTGGACACGGTGACCTACCTGCACACGGCGCTGCAGAAGCCCAACGTCCACGTGATCATCGAGGGCACGCAGGGCTACGGCCTCGGGGTCCACACGGACGCCTACCCGCAGACCACTTCCTCGGACTGCCGCGCAATTGACTTCCTGGCTATGGCCGGGATCAGCCCGTGGCAGACCGGGATAGACACGCTGCAGGTATTCATCGCCGCTCGGGTCTACCCAATCCGGGTCGCGGGCAACTCGGGTCCGATGAACAACGAGACCTCTTGGGAGGCCCTAGGCCTGCCGGAGGAGCGGACCACCGTCACCCAGAAGGTACGCCGGGTAGGGGACTGGGACGGACAGCTTGTCGCTGACGCGTTCCGGGCCAACGGAGGAGTCCGGATCGGGGAAGACAATCTGGAGGCCCTGCTGTGGGAAGCGGTACAGGGAGGCCCGTCCGTGGTCGTCGCGCTGACCATGCTGGATCAGGTTATCCCGGAGATTGAGGGTCTGTCCTCGTTCGACGACTGCGACGCGGCCACGCTGCAGAAGGTCGAGGAATGGATCGAACGCGTCTACCGCGACACGGGTGCTCAGGTCAAGATGATCGCGACCTCGCCCAAGACCGTCGTCCTGATCGGAGCTTGATCCATGGCCAACTGGCAGCACGCGCTGAACTGCGCTAGCCAAATCCCGGAGGGCAAGGAGCGCGAGAAGCGCCTCTGCTCCTGCGGCGCGGAGGCCCGCCAGAGGGCTTCGGACGAGCGGGAGGCCCTGGAACACCGTCACCTGTCTCCGAAGCCCGAGGAGGCCCCGTCCGTGCCCGTGGAGCAGGTAGGGGAGCTGGAGGAGACCGAGCAGGGTCTGTCCGGCCTGTTCAAGCTCCATGGGGTCGAGCTGAGCGCAGAGGCCCTGGCCTCGGTACAAGCCAACATGGACCGCGAGAAGATCCTTACAATGTCGGTGGGGGAGGTCCGGTCGGTCTCCTCCACCGGGGCCGAGAAAGGTGTCAAGGAAGCCCGCTTCGACCTGCTCCCGGTGGGACCGCTGACCGAACTGGCCGTCCACTTCGGTAGGGGTGCGCAGAAGTACGAACCGCACAACTACCGCAAGGGCTACGAGTACAGCAAGGGTTATGCCGCGCTGCAGCGGCATGCCAACGCTTGGTGGGCTGGCGAGGACCTCGACCCGGAGATGCAGACCTCCCATTTGGCGGCTGTGGCGTTCCACGCTCTGGCACTGCTGGAATTCACCACGACCCACCCCGAGATGGACGACCGCTACCGGGTGGAGGAGGTCTGATGGGGAAGCCAAGCAAGGCAGCTCAGGCCGCGTACATTAAGCGGATCGACGCGCTCAAGAACCGACTCCTCGACCTCTGCGCCGAGGAGGAGCGCGGCCTCAGTGTGGACTTGGAGTTCCAGCGGGTGCGCCGATACCACCATGAGGACGAAATCCCGATGATCGAGGCGTACGAACGCGTGATCGACGAAATTACTACGAAAGGACCGGTCCGACTGTGACCAAGACGCTATACCTCGCCTACCCGATCGACTTCTCAGGCGGACACTCCGTTACCCGGCTGATCGGGGATACCGTCTCGTGGGCCAAGGAGCACGTCTTCTCGGACTCCGGAGTACTCGCATACGATCCGGGTGGGGCCTGGACTGTCGGAGGCCGGAGGAAGGTCACTCCGGAGCTGCAGAAGATCAATCAGGCCGCGATCCAACAGTCCGATGCGATGCTGGCCTACGCTCCGACCGGGGTGAGGTCCTGGGGTGTACCGGCTGAGGTCGAGCGCGGGGCACTGCGCGGAATGAACGTGGCTATCGTGACGGACGGCAACCCCTCGTGGGCAATGCCGGTCGGCCCGAATGTCCATATCGTCCAGACTAGCAAGGCCAACCCGGACGAGCTTGGCTGGCGTATGGCCACGATTGACGCGCTGGACTGGCTGGCCGACCAGAAGCTGCCCAGCTTCGCCAAGGGCAACCCGACCCGTGAGCGCAAGACCCTGCAGTTCGCTCCCGTGGATGGAGCCGAGGTCCAGTTGCCTACCCGCGCATACACCGACGACGCCGGGTTGGACCTGTTCGTGACCGAGGATACTTGGGTACCAGCCAATGGGTTCGTGGATATCCGGTCCCACATCAAGGTCCAGTTGCCTGACTGGAGCTGGGGTTTCCTCGTGGGCCGGTCCTCGACCCTGCGCAAGAAGGGGCTGCTCGTGAACCCTGGGATCATCGACGCGGGCTACCGGGGCGAGCTGTTCTCGGGGGTCCAGAACATGACCTCCAAGCCGGTGCACGTGGAGGCTGGGGAGCGGATCGCGCAGCTGATCATCATCGGCAACGGTACCCGACAGATCGAGCCGGTGCTGGTGCCGGAGCTGAACTCCCATGCCCGAGGGAAGAACGGGTTCGGTTCGTCCGGTAAGTAGACACAGCGAGACCCCCGGTCCTTTCGGATCGGGGGTCTCTTTGTGTTCCTAGTCGAACATCAGAGCCTCGGTCGTGTCGTCCACTACCACGAAGCTTTCACCGTGTGCGGCCCGCTCCGGGAGGAACGCGAACCAGTGGGTCGTGTCGGACTCTTCGTTCCAGACCTTGTACCAAACCCGGTCGGACCGGAAGTCAAAGAAGACCTCGCCGTTCAGGCTGAGCGCGGGGTCCAAGTCCTGGAGTTCGGTGGAGAGGTCGTTCATGACGGACTTGATGTTCGCGAGGGTTTCGGTCTTGAGATTCATTGCTGGCTCCTTAGTTCCGAGGGGCTGTCTGCCCCTCTAAATTAAATTTTACACTATCCTTGCCCTCGTGTCAAACCGGGGTACAGGTCGGCCCCGGACTGTCCGTCCGGGGCCTCGCTGTTATTCGCCCAGCTTATCCAAGTCGCGCTTCCTCGGGGTGCTGTAGCAGATCGTCCGGACCAGTGCGACCGAGACTCCCCACTCCGAGGCGATCAGGCTGGTCGGCACGCCGTCCGCGAACTCCTCGCGGATTTTGGCCATTGCCGAGTCCTGCAGCTTCCGGCGACGGCCAACGCTGTCGTAGAAGTATTCGGCCTTGTAGGTCGCGGGCTTCTGGGTCTTGCGCTTGTTCAAGGTTGGCTCCTTATCTGAACTGGACCGGTCGTTCCGGCCCATATTTCTATTAAATCACATCTTTGTCACTCAGTCAAATCGGGACATAGAGGGACCCCCGGCTGTTACGCCGGGGGTCCTGGGTGTTACGCCTCGTATGCGATCCATTCACCGGAGCCGTCGCGCTTGGCGTTGCGCTCGGTCTTGCCGAAGTGGTTCTGGCGGGCCGGGTATTCCCAGCGTCCGACCTTCACGGGGGAGATTTCCTTGTAGGCGGGGGTCTCGTCCTCGAACATCGGCTCCGGGATCTCCGTTGCCGTCTCCTCGGCGTGTGCGGCTTCCTCTGCGGCGACGACCGCTGCCAGCCCCGTCGTGGTTTCCGTGGCGGTCTTCCGGTCCTCGGGGATGGAGGTCCGGGCCTCGCGGGTCTTGGCTGCGCGTTCGGCCTTGGTAGCTGCCTTCTCCACCAGACGAGCGGCCATCATGCGGGCCTTGTGCTTGAGGTTGGCGGAGGGCAGGGCCTCCAGCTTCTCGTCGTTGCCAGCGTCGTTGTAATCCGCTGCCATTGCACGGGCGACGTTGCCAGCGTGGCGCGCGTCGTGTCCCGGCTTGTACATCGTCTTGCTGGAGGAGGTGGCCTCGCCGCAACCGCAGTTGCAGTGGCGGGTCGTGGTGGCCTTGGCGGTGGTCTGGGTCTCGGTCATTTTTGGCTCCTTCGGTGACGGGACCGGTATTTCCGGCCTCATATTTCTATTAAAACATATCCTTGACTGTGCGTCAAGTTGGTGGGGCCGGAGGGTGTCGAACCCTTGCGACTGGCCATATCCAGCCGGTCCCAGTGGGGGTCCCGGAGGATCCCCGGAGGGGCTACTTGCTGACTGCCTTCACGAACTTCGCGAAGAGGCGGGTGGAGAGCTGGGCGGTTTCCTTGGGCTGCTTGCCCGTGGTCTTGGCTTCCATCACGAGGCGGGAGACGTGCTTGGCGTCGTGGCCGGGACGGTAGGTGGCCTTCTTGCCGTTGACCTGAGTTCCGCAGCCGCACTTGCACTGGCCACCCTGGGCTTCCTGAGCGGTCGGGGCCTTGCGGGTCGTGGGGGCTGCAGCCTCCTCGACGATTTCGAGCTTCTGGTCGTCCTTGACTGCGAGAGCGGCCTTGGCACCCTTGGCCGTGAGGGACAGCCACTCCTCGCCGTCCTCGTCCTTGTCGGACTTGATGAACATTCCGTCCTTGACCAGCTTGGTGATTGCCCGAGCGTTGAGGGTGGAAGAGTTCGGCATTTCGTCCCGCATTGCCGAGTACCAGATGCCGGAATCCTCTTCGATGCCGGAATCGAAGTAGGAGAACTTCTGGTTGCCGAGGTCGATCAGGGCGTTGATTGCGGCCTTGGCGGTGTTGCTGAGGGTCTGGGTCTTTGCCATTTTCGGCTCCTTCGATCTTGTGGGGTTCCGGGTGAACCTCTAAGAACTACTTTACCAGAACCTTGCCCTCGAGTCAAGTTATCCCTAGGGCAAGGCTCTGATGTTACTTTGCGTTACGGACACGCTCGGCCTTGGGAGCCTCGAATGGCTGGACCCGCAGTTCCACGAGGCGGTCCCGCAGGCGACCCCTGCCGTAGTTGACGATTGCGTTATAGAGGCGGTCCTGCAGAGCCGCCGAGGGGAGCAGGATGAACGCGTCCGAGACCTGGGTTTGAAAGTCCTTGATCTTGGTCTTGCCGTGCTCCACTCCATCGATACCGTTTAGGATTTCGATCAGAAGGTGTGAGATGTGCTTGCTGTCGTGTCCCGGTCGGTACACGCTCCGGTAGCTGGCGGTGGCTTCCCCACAACCGCAGCGGCAAAGCGTGGAAATCGGACCGGTGGTAGGTGCTGGAAAATCAACCATTGGAATGGCTCCTTATTCGATGTGAGACCGAACTGAGTGATAACCCCTGCCCCTCTATTGTAAGACCGGATTTGCCAGTCTGTCAAGATATGTGAGTAGAGGCCAGCTAGACAGGTAGTCAAATATGGTGGTAGAGTAGTCTCTAGACCCAGCCGGGGTGGCTCCTTACGGCTCGGGTCCTAGGAGGCCCGGAGGAGATAGCTGGTCGAAAGACCCGCCAGGATTCGAATCCGGGCCTCTACTAGTACCAAGGGGCCGGATAGGGAGCCGATATGAACCAGAAGATAGACCGCACCAAGCGGATGGAAAAGCAGCCTCAGTGGGTGCAAGATTACGTCAGCCAATTGGAACGCGACCTCGATATCGCCCAGCGCGAGAACGAGCAGCTCAAGAGGAACCAGTTCGGAGAGCCAGGGTCCAACACCTACGTGGCGCACTACGGCGAAGAGGCAGTCATGCTGCCCGAATCGGCCACGGTCCACTTCCGTCTGAGCGACTCCGACTGGCCAGACGAAGTGGTCCGAGTCAGGGTGACCAAGAAAGGCGTGCTCAATATCAACGGGTCGCAGCAGTTGGTGATCCTGCCCTCGGCCAGCAATGACATACAGGTAGGCAAGATTTGATTAACCTCGACCGTATCTGCATCAACGAGTGTGAGGAGCACGCCCAGCCCGGACACCTGCTCTGCCAGACCTGCGGATTCAGGCTCTGGCAGGAGCTGCACTGGCTGGCCGACGTGTACGACCCACTCTTCCAAGCCCTGACCCGGAGGCTCAATGTCGAAGAAAAAGCGGAACAAGTCAAAGTCAAAGGCGCGAAAGACCCCATGGTTACGGGGCTTGACCTTAACGACGAAGCTGCTAGAGTCCGGCACGATATACGAGGTATCGCTTATGCGGGAAGGGGTTGGATCAATCTACTCTTCGCGGGTACCAGTCGAGGACCCGGACGTAAAGATGTGCCCTATGAACTGCGCTATCTTGCACGTAACCTAGATACCCTCGACCTCGACCCCGCAGGAGCCGACAAGATGCGGCACTGGGGAGCCAGGGTTGTTGCAGCAAGGCAGGCCGCAGAGAAGCTGGTCACCCCAGACCCGCTCATGTCCGCATACTTCTACCGGATCGAGAACCTCGCCTGCTCCATCAAATCCGGCGAAGAGGGGGACTCCACGGTGGAGTGTGGCGGTGCCCTCGGAGTGTGGATGGTGTTGGGCCGGATGGTGGAGAAAGACTTCACCTGCGCAATCAACCCCGGACACACAACCACACGGGATAAAGCGATCCTGGATGCGCACAAGCGCAAAACCCAGGCGCTCGCCGGAATGAAACTCATACAAGCAATCCTAGGCAAAGGAGCCTCGAAATGACTGTTGATCCGACCCAACCACTGTGGGACCCCGAACCAATCTTGGGTTCCGGGTACAATCCGTTCGTGACCGAGACCGTAAAGCGGCTGATGCTGGCTCGGGCATCGATGGAGGAACAGCTCGCCGTGCGGGCCAAGGCTGTCGGCCTCGGGGTGCTGATAATCGAGGACTTCCCCGGCCTGCCGCTTGCCTCGGTCGGGATGATCCACTGGTCCGTTCCACGTGAAACAATCCATATCCACAAATGGGGACCCCACATCATGGCCGTACTCGGAGAGCACGGGGTCCGCTTGGTTCGGGATCAGGTCGGGTTCTAATGAGCGGGGTCCGGTACCTGATCAAGTGCGACGACTGCGGGACCTGCAGCCAGCAGGACCGACCCCTCGCAGACGGGGAATTCTGGTTATGTCCGGTCCACGAGGCCAAAATCGAAAGGAAACTGTGATGGAAGATAAGCGATACGAGCCGGAGACCCGGCCAGTCCTGCCCCACACGTTCGGCAGACCGAACCCGGCAGACCTCACGCGGGAGCAGAGGCGCGAACTCAAGAAGCTGACCAAGCAGAGGGGCCGACCCTACAAGGTCCAGCCCAAGAGGAGCCGATAATGGACTTCTGCTGGGACGACGACACAACAGGCTGCATCTGCGGAAACGACTGCCCGCCTCCGGCTTGGGTGATCCAGATGTGGGAGGCCGAAGAGGGACGGCAGAAAGCGGGGGCCGAGTGATGTGGTTCTGGTTCTGGGTCGCGGTGTTCGTGCTCGGTGCACTAATGGTCTACGACTGGCGTCACCCCAGGCATTAGGGGTAGAGGACCTATAGTATAGGGTGGGGTTCGTTGGGTATACTACCCCCATGTGACGAACCTCACCCATACTAATATATTGACACCCAGTATACTTGACAAATAGAATAATAGAGTTGGTTTCGTTTAATTGAACGGGACCAACAGTCGTGTTAGGGGTTGGGCACATGGCAGTAGACGAATGGGTGAACAACTCAGGCCGCAGACGCAAGATCGCGAAAGAGCTGCTGCCCAAAGGTGTCGTGGTCCGTTGCTGGATCTGCAAGCAACCCGGTGCCAACCAACTCGACCACATCAAACCAAGGTCCAAATACCCCGAACTCGTGTGGGACCGGGCCAACATCGTACCAGCGCACGACACATGCAACAATCAAAAAAGCGATGGGGAATCGGTACCGGGCCTAGGAGTCCACTCGGAGATATGGTGATACGGGGTGGGATACTCCCGGTATAGGGGGCATTCGCGCCTCGACACCAGCCGAACTCGGACAGGGTAACCGTGATA